AAATCATAAAAAAAAACGTAAGCCATTGTTTTAAAACAAAAAAATATTGCACTTTTTTGTTTACATTTGCGCGTTTTTAGTATATAATAGATCTATAAAATGGAAAAGGAAAGAGGAGCCTGATCATGTTTTTAAAGAATCTTACAAAGTTAGAACAGAACCTTTGGAAGTCTCACGTTGAATTTATGGGCGTTGACAACGATATGGCTGAAATGTATGCTGAAGATCGCAATGATGTCATTGAAGCTAAGTATCGTTTCAACAAAGGTCATATGGGTTCACTTCGTCACTTCATCGATCGTATGGATACACATCCACGCGAAGGTGTGGTAATGGCTTTTGCTGCTGATCTTGGTGAAGATTGGGTTCTTGAAAATCTTGGTTATGAGGTACGCTAATATGGGTATGTCAAGTTATGTTATGGATATTGAAGAACAGTTCATTGATAAGTGTGCTGATATTGCAATTGATTCAGAATCATTCGAAGAATATGCTAAGAGAACAATTAAAGCTTTTGGCATGGTACCACATTTAAGTGGTCAAGAAATTTCTGATATTATCGAAGATGTTTGGTATGAAATGACGGTGCAGTTGAGGTAAAAAATGCAATTTAATGCATTTTATGGTGTACATTTGTTAAAAACTGTGGTAGAATATATACAAGATTAAAAAAGCTGAGGAGCTAAGAATGTCAAATATTGTTATTACTAAAAATTCTACATATGATGAGCGTATGCAAGCTATTCGCGAGTCTGCTGAAAGATTTGCTAAAATCAAAGCAAGACGCGCAAGACTAGCTGCTAGTGCTGCACGCGTAGTACGTTACGTCGATGAAGTAGAAAAGAAGAAACGCAAAAAATTTAATGATTATGTTTCTAAAATTCATAATCAATACGATGAAAATCATAATCATTATCAGGATGCCCCTCAATATGCGGAGAAATACTATGGCGAAAAGATGCGCGATACTGTTGCTATGGACAATGATTGGGACTAATGCATATGCTGAGTCCAGTTGTCATTATTATCGCCATGATGAAATTGAGAACAGTCAGGTAATTCATTCTCGCACAGAATATACGTGCAAAAATGGTATACCAGAACCTGTACGACCGGTTAAGATAAGAGATGATTTCCAACCGGTCGGCGATGGATTTAATAAAATCATCTCAACATTATTTAGTTTGGGTTTACTATGATTAGGTTTATATTAGGAGTGATGGCAGGTATTGCTATCGTAATCTATCAGCCAGAAATTATGACTTGGTTCATCGATTCTGGAATGCGTGATGATATTGTTACAAAATTAAATGGAGTATAAAATGAAACGATTAGCTTTGATCCCTTTTGCTGTGTTGGTTGCAGCATGTGATAAGACACCGCCAGAAATCTCGATGTCTAAACAACTGTTTGAATATAAATCTGCACAAGTTGAAAATCAAATTGACACTATGCCTGGCTGGTATACTGATATTCCATCAGAAGAAGATGCAGTCTATGCAGTTGGTACCGCAGTAACTCCAGATTTGCAGCTAGCAGTAGACATTGCAGTACTATCTGCTAAGACCACTCTCGCCGATCGAGTGGACAGCAGGATACGGTCTCAAATGAAACTGTTTAAGTCTAAAGTTGGTGCAACTGATTTTGATGCTACCGTTCAAAATAACTTTGAACAAGTAACTCGTAACTTAATTGCTGATGCTGATGTTGCCGGTTACTCCGTCAAAGAACAGCAGATCGTTCAGAATGGTACGCAGTATCGTGCCTATGTTCTACTCGAGTATAAGAATGCTACAGCTAACGCTGTGATTAAAACTCGTATTAGCAAAAACCAGTACTTACTTGAAAAGCTTCGTGAAACAAAAGCGTTTAAAGAGCTTGACGATAATGTAGCTGCACAAAAAGCAGATGAACTTGCTGAAGCAAAAACGCTTGTAGACGCAATTAATGGTGTACAATCGGATAAAACTGTGGTAGAATAAGAAAATGGAAAATTTGTCTAGTGATCGTATGATGGCAGTCCGCGTATTCGAAGGTGAGCTCGAGCGTATGAAATCAATTACTGATGGTAATTACGATGCCACTCAAAAAATCATTAGGCAATACCTCCAAGAACGAATTAATGATATGACTCGGAAGGGACACAATCGAAGATGACTATGCACCTTGTTCGTGGTATGACGAGCCTTAACACCCGTAAACGTAAGGCTCGTAAGAAGTCGGCAGCTGTACTTGCAGCCGAAGCAGAAACCAAAAAGCTGCTTCAAAAACTCGGCTATAACTCCTCAGCTAAGTGGCGCGGTGAGCTGCCGACTTATACTGTCTCAGAAACAGTACCAACAAGTGACAAAATCATGCCTATTGCCGGCAAACGTAAAGCTGCTATGCAATACACTGGCGACGAACTACTTGGTATTGGCGTACTGCATAAATCTAACAGTGTACCTGTTCGTAAGGACAGCAATGATGCCACAGAGATCGCCAGAATGAGGAGGGGATAATCTATACATCACATGATCATGAATGCACACCAGAAGGTGTTTCAGAAAAAAAGCCATTTCAAAAAGGCTATCGTGTACACACTCGCGCGCGCGAGCGTAACTTTCATTTCAATGCAAAATTAAATGCATTAAATAGCGTTTTATGGTGTACATTTGCTGAAAACTGTGGTAGAATAGATCTAGAATTAAAAAAGAGGAGCAAATCATGGCTGTGAGTAAACGTAAAACTAAAAATAAAGCCCGAGCTCGTACTGGCTTAGCTGGTGCACCTATTGACAAGGGCTTCGATGCTGTTAAATATTACTTTCACATAGAAATTGATCGCAAAGATCTTATTAGCACGTTTAAGTCTTATATAAAAGCAAATGTTGATCAAAAAAATCAAAAGTTTGTATTTGCAAATCCTGACTATAAGTTCTACTTCTTGACTCACTATTGTGCTACTGCTTTTTGGATCAGCACTGGACTTAAGCTAGATGAAAAATCTAGTAAGTATGCTGAAGGTCTATATAAGTATGTGATGGATCTTGTCGAGTCAGGCAAAAGCATCTATTTTGAAAAGCAAGCTAAGTTGAAAGATTCTGCTAACGTAGTATCTCTTTCACCAATGCAACGTCTGCAAAAGAAGATTAGTAATACCATTATGCAAGATCTTCTTGATCTTGAAGATAAATGGATGGATGGCGAAAAAGCAGAGATTGACATCTATCAAGAATTTAAAAGACATGGATTACCTGCATCAGCTGCAAAGCCTGTGCGGGAAGTAATTGAAGGCTGGTTGCTTGATTATGAGGATGCATATCACAAACGCTGCAATGACGCAGTCGAAGGATATGCCCATTTGAAAAGACCAGAACTCAATCGGAGAGTGAAAGCTTGCAAAGAAATGCTAGCTGACCTAGATCGTCTCCGTTCTGCTGCTAAAGCAACTCGTGCAACGCGAGTTAAGCAACCAAAGGCAGCAGATAAACAGGTAGCTCGAGTCCAGTACAAAAAAGAAGATACTGAATTTAAGCTTGTATCGATACCACCGATCAAATTGGTCGGTGGTACTCGACTCTTCGTATTTAACACGAAAACTCGTGCGATTACGGAGTACTTAACACAAGATGTCAAGGGATTTGAAATATCTGGTACATCTATCAAGAACTTTGATAAAGTCAATAGTAAAACTACAAGGTTAAGAAAACCAAATGAATTTCTACCTATAGTTCAAAGTAAAACTCCAAATCAAATTGCTAATGCATGGAGTGGCTTGACTACTAAAACCACAGTGCCTAATGGCAGACTTAACAAAGACACAATCTTACTAAGGGTATTAGATAAATGACCGTTGAGTCTAACTTTAATAATAAGAAGAAATTTTCAAAGCTAGTTGAAGATACAGTTCTAGCTATGAACATTTCATATATGGAAGCAATCATTCATATATGCGATGAGAACGATGTAGAATATGAAGACACTCGAAAGTTTATTTCTCAAGCAGTAAAAGATAAGCTTGAGGCAGAAGCAATGAATCTTAATTTTCTACCAAAAACTAATTCATTGGACTCTGCATTTTTTGAGTAAGATGAATATATATAATTTTACATTACAGTCATACTGTGTTATAATAAACATACAAACATACATTGCAATATAAGGAAAATACAATGTCATTTGAAGCACTTAAGCGCCAACGCGGCGCAGATATTTCTAAACTCGTTCAAGCAGCAGAGGCCGTAGGAGCCGCTGGTGGTGAAAAGAAAAATTATGATGATGAACGCGTTTGGAAACCAACCGTAGACAAAGCAGGGAATGGATATGCCGTCCTTAGATTCCTACCAGCAGGTGAAGGATCAGACTTACCGTGGGTCAGATATTGGGACCACGGATTCAAAGGACCAACCGGTCTTTGGTATATCGAGAACAGCCTTACATCTATTGGTCAACCTGATCCAGTTGGTGAACTCAACTCACGACTCTGGAATTCAGGACACGAAGAAGATAAAGAAACTGCACGAAAACAAAAGCGCCGACTCCACTATGTAGTCAATGCTCTTGTTGTAGAAGATCCATCTGCACCTCAAAATGAAGGTCGTGTAGTACTCTACAAATTCGGTAAGAAGATCTTTGATAAAATCATGGATGTTATGCAACCATCTTTTGCAGATGAAAAAGCAATTAATCCATTTGATTTCTGGGAAGGTGCAAACTTTAAGTTAAAGATTCGTCAAGTTGAAGGTTATCGCAACTATGATAAGTCTGAGTTTGCAAGTGGAAGTGCTCTTTATGAGTCAGATGAATCAAAGCTAGAAAGTGTGTATAACCAACTGCACTCGTTAAGCGAGTTCACTGATCCTAAAAACTATAAGACCTATGATGAGTTAAAAACTAAGCTAGCTCGAGTTCTAGGTGAAGAAGTTTCTATGGGTGCACCAACTATGAAACAAGAAATGCAGATGAATGCTCCAGCTCCTCAGCCTGAATATTCAGTTGCAGAACCAATGACTGCCGCGGCAGTCAATATGGATAATGATGAAGATACTATGTCTTATTTCGCTAAGTTAGCAAACGAAGACTAAAGTATCATTGGTTCAGGATCAATTGTGCTAAGACTAGGACTACCTGCATAAGCAGAAGCATTAGTAGTTTTTACACTTCTATCGCTCTGATCAACAGGAGCAATAACAGGGCCACCTCCGCCACCGGCTGGGGTGGCTCCGGCTTTTAGATTATTTGCAATATCTTGATTTATTTTTTCAAGATCAGTCCCGATTGTACGTACAAATTCAAGCAGTGGCATATTCATTTCATCAGCTCTTGCTTTAAGACCTTCGTAATTATCTTGCAATCGGCTGCGCAACATTTTTTCTTGACGGTCTTCACTATACATTTTCAGATCATTGAAGTTCTGTTTGCCATACTTTACAGTCTCTGCTCTTTTAGCTAAAAATTCAGAGATTTTTTCTGATGTAGCAGCTGCTGCTTTTTTTGCCGCATCTTCCATATCAGTAGAGTCGAATTCACCAAATTCGTCAGGCATAAATGGTATTGGACCACGTTCTTTTCGGTTTTCCGCGGCCATAAAGTTTTGACGGAATTTTCTAAGCTCGTCTAATTCAGTCTTTAGCACCTTCAGCCTTTGCATTTCATCGTCGCTAAAGTTTTCTCTATCAGTTAAAGCTTTTTTAGCTAATACATTTACTTCACTCTGTACTGCATCTTCCCGTGCTGCTTGTTCTGGATTTGCTGTTCTATATGCAGACATTTCTTCAGTAGTAGTAATAAGAGGGTCGAATATTTTATCTAAATAACTTTGAGATTTTTCAATTATATCTTTTAAGCTTTTTGATACTCTTTCTCCTAAGAGATCTACTTCTCTTTTAAATTCTGAGTCATTTTTATATTTCTCAAGAAGTCTGGATGTTTCTAATCCTGTAGCTCCAAGAAAACCAATAATAGCTCCTGCAGGTCCACCTACAAGGAAACCGCCAGCAGTTGCAGCACCAATATTCAATCCACTTCTTACTGTTTCACCGGCTAGTGCATTATAGTCTTCATTATCAATTGATTCTTTTACTTTCTTTCCTACTTCTTCGCTATATCGATTTACTGCGAATATAAATGCACCAGCAATCATACCCGCCGGACCAAAAAGAGAACCTAATCCAGCGCCAGTCATAGCATAACCAGATACATCTCCGGCTAATTTAGATCCTGTATATGTTTCAACTTGATTTGCTAC